ATGAAAACACTAATACTATTCACAATCGGCTTCCTAGTTATGGTTACAGGTCTAATAGAATACCTATTTGTTGGGTGTTTAATCTGGCTTGGGCTGTGTACCGTTGTAGAGATTATAAATCTCTTTATAAAATAGCATGTTACAAAAAAATCAAGTCTAATTTTGGGACGTTTGGGCGTCCATGTGATATAATATAGATAAATTAACGCATTTAACTGCGTTCCTATCAGTACACAATAAATAAGTATGTAATTTTATAATATTCTCCTTAGATCAAGACTGCCCCATTCGTGGGGTATCTTTATGTATTGAGAATCTAACAAAAGGTAAACAAATGAATTCAACCAAATCAATCATAATAGCGGCAAAAGTAAGCCAAGATCAAAGCGAAGCACTTGATAAACTAATATCAGATGGTATAGCTAAATCACGTTCGGCAGCGATTCAATATCTAATTTCACAACATATGATTTTAGCGAGTAAGTAAAAAGGTCGGTACTCACCTAGCAGTATAAAATAATAAACACATCTTACTAATGGATTAGTAAGCCCGTCCACAAGGAAGTAAAAAATGAAAAAAGGCGTAAAACAATATACAAACTTTGAAGTAAATGAATTCGGTACTATGGCACGTAACATTGATACGGGTGAAGTAGTACAAGTAACATTGAATGCTAGATATCCAACATTCAACTTCTCAAATACAACAGTAACCGCACATCAGCTAGTGGGGCATTCTTGGCTCGCTGAGAGCTACCGTGAGGGCTTAGAGATAGATCATTTGGGCGATGTAAAGGATAACCACTATACACGCTTAGAATGGGTTACACACTCGGAAAACTGTAAGAGGGCAGCAGCAAGACGTAAAGCAGCGGGTATCACCCGTTATAAAGGAGGCGTTATGAACTATGAAATATTCATCGATTTACTACATACTAAAGTTGACTATGATTACAGTCATTCAGAAATGAGGGATTACATAGGATACAAGTATAATCAATGGTTCAACGTTTCATACTTTCCCAACGTACTAAACAAAGTTAGTTCTTTACGGTTATGGGAATATCTAAAAACTGATACGCAAAATTCACACTTATATTTTGTATTCAAAAAATAATAAAAAAGGCTACATGGTATCACCCCAAGTAGCCAGTTTAATTCAATAATAATTCATAAAGGTATTTATCATGGCAGGAAAAAAACAGGAAAAGGATAACAGCAGATTCATTAAAATAGCGGGTAATAATAGAAAATATAGTGATCTTACAACAGATGGGAAATCAATCGTATTAGATGTTATTGATAGTAGTTCTGGTGCTAAAGGTTATGATCCTAAGAAGTTATACTTTGTGTTTTATAGTTGCACTAAGATCACACGTAAGGTGGTTATGTATCATCTACAACGATACTATGCAGAATTCGAAAAGGGAACCAATCCCCCATCGGACAGTACAGCAAGAAAGTTTACCACGATGTGTAACAAGTTAGCAGACCTGCTACCAGACGCACACGATAACGGTACTAATTTATACAAGAAACAACAGCAGGGGATGACTTATCTACATCCTAAACAGAAGTATGAAATCGATACGATGTATAATGACGGTAAATCTATTGAAGAGATTATGTCGAAATTACAGGGATTCATTGATGATGTTGCGAAGTAATACCTTCGCAAGATACCCGTTCTGGTCGCAAGATGACGCAAGATAAAGTCAGAAATCCACTGATTTTACTGGCTTTTCTGATGTTGCGTGGCATCTTGCGACCTATAATATAATTATCCATATCCAGATATTTTAAAATAGATATACGCCGTATTAATTATTGAGGGCTAACGCTCCTACGTCGCATTATCCCTAAAAAACAAATATAGGTATAACTTTGCGTTTTTCTCGCTATCGCTACGAAAACCCGCAAGCGTCTTTTCTTTCGCTTTGCTCAATCCAGTAGGTGTAGTTACTCAGAGATACTACTTAAGATACTTTTGTCGCCCTTACGGGCTAAAGTGTTCTGGAGTCCTACCGCGTCGTAAACTCCTTGCTTGGGTCGTTCGCTGTTAAAGCTCACTAAAGTGATTATCAAGTGAATAGACTTAATCCAATACAGAACTATTAACTACTGGAGATGAGATAAAAATACTACATACAATTCATAACATAAGGAAGTAACTATGAAACACGTACTAATAAATCACCACATACAGGGAATGTTATTTTACGATAAACAAAAGAAACGCCGCTATTTCGTAACTAAACAGAACGTCACAGTAAATACTGTACCAATAGAAGAACCAATAGAATACTTCTATGACTTATCCGAAGAAGCATACTTTCAGCAATCAATAATGCGTGATGATTTGGATGAACTTATATACATGGCGAAAACATACATAGATGGAATACAGATAATGGAAATTAGAGTAGTAAACAACAACCCAATGAACTTTAAAGCACTAATCAATGGTTCACTTGAACTATCAATTCACTATGAAGATGGTGTGCGTGCAATGCCGGGCTTACCAAACGTAGAACTACTGGATCAGTACTGGAAGGGTGGAGTACATCAGAGTGCATCAGCGAATGAAGCAAAGGTACGGGAGATTCTTATGGCAACCCCAAAAGTAAATGCTAAAAAAATAAAGCCCCATAATGGGGCTACTTAGATTTGATGCTTCATTAATCAAGCTCAATTTTAATAGACAATTTTTCATCAACAGAGTTCCGTATGTAAACAAAAGCATCAACTCTCCGAAGAAAATTAGCTAATTGCTGCAGACCATTACCTATTTGTGCAGTTACTTGCCATCCTTATTCATTAGATTTTTTTCTTATACTGTATGAAATGAGTTATGGGTTTGTTATCAGCATGGGTTTTAATAACAATATCATTTATTTTTTTATTTAAACCCAAAACTTTATTTTGAATACTTCTTAATTCTTGAGTTGTTATTTTTATTGCCACTTCTTCATCATCACGCAACATTCCTACTTTAGACTCCGACTCTAAAAGATCTTCAAAAACTTCATTAAACTCTTCTGATAATGAATTGAATTCTGATATCAATTTTAAAGAATGATCACTGAGAATATAATTATATCTACCAACTGAAAATAGACGAAGATTAATTGAATATGATAAGTTGAAAAAATCATGTAAATGTTCTTCAATTATATCTAAGTTTTCTTTAAAACGACTAGAATCACAGGTTTTATTAGTCAATACATGAATTAATTCATTTGTGAATTTAATCGTATCCCTTTTTATCTCAGAGCTATACGAACGAAGTTTAGGCAGATCACTATAAATAGCCTCTTCTACAATACGGTGAGTTATATCATAATCCTTTTGAGCCATCCATACTGGGGCTTGTCTATATGCAGCAAATGCAATAAAAAAAGTACCCATTGTTCCTAAGGCACTAAACCAATCACTAATACTGCCTGGTTCCCATTTAAAATTTACAGGCTGAAGATATTGTGTCGTCATAAATATAACTAATACAGCAAAAAAAAGTAATAGGAGTAACGTGATAAATGTTTTTTTCAAATTCATTTTTAATGTTCCTTACTATCATAAGAGAGTAGATTGTAAGTTCTTTAGTTCTAAGACCACAAGAGTAGAGCTAAAAATCTAAGTTCTGTACTTATAATAATTACCAATGCAATAAGTACATAGCCCACTAAATTGTGGGCTTACTTTTATAGATGTGTTAACAATTCCTTGCTATTTTATCATAGCGTTCTACGAATGTAATTATTTTTAGAGAGTCTTCATTATAAGTATCAACCCATTTTTTCATTGCATTTTCTATAATAAAAAGAAAGTCAACTAAATTGAAGTAAGTTGTATCGCCAATAGTAGTTGTTTTGAACGAATTAGGGCTTTGGATAGAGAAGCTGATCCTTCTGATGTCACCATTCTTTACCTTCTGACTATCTAAATTAGACATATGGATGAGTGAATTTCTTAGTTCCCAGAGTTCATCAGCCGTAACTTCTATTGAAGATAAGTCAGCATACTTAGTAATCCATTTTTTAAAGTTATGATGTTCTCCAATATCAACCCATGCAATTGTATCAATAAAAGAAAAAAGAAGTTTTACACAACTAAGATAATGCTTATTATTGAAAAGATAATGTATTGGCTTAAAATGGTCATCAATTAATAATTGAGCTATATCAAACTTTTCACTGACGAGATATTTTGAGAGATAATCATTACTATGTGAAAAATTGTAACCTGAGAACTTATCAATATGATGTTGCCTCAGCGGTTCGAAATCCAATCTATGTTGATTCATTATTTTACCATTCAGTATTGGAGTGATTAGATGCAAACATTCATCACCAATATTGTAGGGTGCTAAAACATCTGAGAAAATCATACTTAAATTATCAATACGCATCATCGCATTAATTTTTTCTAGTGACACTCCATTCTTTTTATCCTTAAGTATCTGCGGTATATCTCCATATTTTGCCTCAGTAAGATCTGTCCCAACTTTTGATAATAAAAAATTGATTTTTTCTTGTTCTGTACCTGAATGCTCATAAAGAACAAATGCAACATGTGTTATTACATCGTCGGATGCAAAAAAATACAAATTAACTAATTGTTCTTTCATCTATCCTCCATGGTATATGAATATATTAAATTGAAAAGGAAACTTAGCAGGGAGCAGATATAATAAACTTTTCTCGACAAATTTACAATTTCTAGACTAAGAATTTGTTCTATCAGGACTAAATAGGTATTGAAATAAATATTTAGTTGATTTAGTGAATTTTCATGCGTAATGATCTACGCAATGCAATATTAATACTTTACCATCAAAAGGAACACACATACACTATCGATTGTTGGAGGTTTCTATCTACTTTGGGTAGGTTTGTTAGCTGTACGAACGATAGGAACCTCCAACAATTGATAGTATCGAGTGATGTAGATCACATAATTTAAGGATGAAAAATGTCCCGTACAGAGTTCATGCGTTCTTTGGGTGCTACATGTAAAAATGACAACTGGAGTTGGTCATTTATTGATGAGATAAACAAAAAAATAATTTTTGGAGCTTGGGAAGATCTTAGATCAGATGATGGAAAGAAAGTTTTAATCTTGGCTAGCAGTTGGCGTGAGAATGTAAATGGACACAAAAAAGCTGGTTATACACAATCTATTGAACATATAGATAAGATTTTATATGAAGGGTATAGTCTTTTTACCTTTAGTCAGACTAGGCATGAGAAAACAACTGATAATGGTGCTGCTAGGATTAAACATTTTGAAAAGGAAATAGTACGAAAATATCTTACTAAAATTGGTGGGGATTGGTATGCAACCGATGAGAATTGCTATTCATTTACTCCTGAAATAGAAAATGAATACTATGAGGGTGAAAAGCGTCGAAGGATTGCAACGTACTATGAGAGAGATCCAAAGGCGAGAAAAGAATGTATCGATAAACATGGTTTGAGTTGTGCTGTCTGTGGCTTTAATTTTGAAAAAGTGTATGGTAATCACGGAAAAAATTATATTCATGTTCATCATATAGTGCCACTACATACTATTGGTAAACGCTATAAGATTAACCCAATTAAAGATCTCATTCCTTTATGTGCAAACTGCCATGCAATGATTCATATTGGAAAAGAAATGAAGACAGTTGATGAATTAAAAGAGTTGTTAAGGAAGTAAAGTGAAATCAATTTTTACTAAGAGACGATATGTGATGATAAAATTATTAGTAATTGTGCCATTATTGTTCAGTTCTTCACTCTACGCAGCGGAAGCTAACGTTGGTCAGATCTGCAAAGCGGCGGCTGCATCTATGTTTGGGCGAGATCATAAAATAATGAAGCTTGATAAGATTCAATCAGATGTAGCCTATGTCCATTACATACGTAAAGATGACAGCACAAGATGGGCTATCAAGTGCAAACTGATTGATGATCAAGTTATGTGGGCATCAAACAATCCAGATAGCTCAGGTCGTTGGAGAAATGATCCGGCTGATAGTGTAGTAAAATACAAAGTGGATGGAAACAAACTGACTATATCAGAGGTGTATAGCGATGGTTCAAGTACATCTAACTCATATTCATTAAAACAATTAAAATAAATTTAGATGGTCAGGCAGTCGATGGGGAGTATAAATCCGCTAACAATACTAAGCCAGCGGTTATGCTGGCTTTTTTTATACCTAAATTCCTCTATGCAAGAATAAATGCAGTGTATTACCCATAATGTTCTACGCCTAAAACAGTTAGCTCAAGTATTAATGTTCAATAAAAACTAAAGATAGTGGTTTGAATGCCGATACTAGTAATTTGATGCTGAATTGATGGTTATTAATAATGAAAAAGAGTACACAGGTTATAATTGCTATTGCAATTCTTGCAACCTATTTTAAATTTAAAGATGGTAAACCCACTGCAAGTGACACATCCCCTACCGTGACACTAACAGCGGAGGAAGAACAGGATGCAAGAGACTTTGCACAGGCACTAATCCAACGGGATTATAAATGCGATAAAGTTACAACTTTCAGTACAGCCAACTTCTCAGGCTATGCAACTGTATTCTGTGATGATCGATATGAATATAAAGTATCTAAACAATCAGGACGTTGGATAGTAGAACCACAATGAGGACTGTATAACATGGGCTTATTCGATAAGGGACGCAAGACACCAACACTAACCCAAATGGCAGCAGGTGCAGTATGTTATGCCGTTGCACCTACTGTTACATTAGGGGTACTAGGTATCGCCACTGTAATTCATTACGTTAGAGAATCACATAAGGAAACAAAAGAGATTGAAGCGGCAGCAGAATCTACCGTGAAGCATCCAGTAGTGAAGCATCCAGTAGTGAAATCCAAATACACACTACAGATGGAAGAAGAAACCAAGAAACTACTAAGACGTTAACCCACACAGCCCACTATCACAGTGGGCTTTTTTATTTCTAAATACTCTTATACAGCATAGGAGTACCCCCCATGATAACCATTCACATACACTACTCAGACGGCACACAATCCATCACAGGCGATTTATATACAGGTTATGAACCATCACGCAGGGACAGTATTATAACGGCTCATATCGCCACACAGGACGGATATAACCTATATATAGATCAACACTCATTAGGCCTCAAGTATAAGTACATCACCCTGGAACACTCCCGCTTTTCAATTGGTAAATATGTATATCCAATCACATCACTATGTTTATTCAAAGGAACAGAGAAGAACCATTTAAATAGACTACGAGATCTAAGGGATGAAGTAATGAACCACGGTACGGTAGATGGTGAGGCAATACCCTATCGACTAAGAATTTTAATTGCATCGATGGTGTGATGATTCAGTACGGATAGAATTAAGTATTTAGTATATTAAACACAACCAATGCATAAATGATAATGATTCTTAACAGCTCGACAAGATTCGAGTTTTCGCTGCGAAGTATATTAAAAATACGTGGGATTTTTAATCATAAACAAGCAAATGATTTCAAAGCAAATCAATTTGTTTAGTATAGAAAACAGGAAGGGCATAATGTCTAAAACAAAAATTAAAGATGATGGGACCCGCTATACATGGCAAGAAATTGCAGATCGTTTTGGCGTGGAACACTCAACCGTTAGCCGTATCTGGTCTGGTAAAGGCTTAGATATTAATTGGCCTAAGAAATTAGTAGATGATTGGTTATTACAGAACGTCATTGAACCTTTACGCAATGGCGACACTAAAGGCCAAATACAAAAGGCAACACTACGCAAATTAGAAGCAGAAGCAGATATAAAAGAGTTAGAACTACGTACTGCCAGTGGTGAACTAATCCCCGTTGCAGTAGTACAGCAAACCTTATCCCAATACTTCTATCAATTACGTCAGGTATTACGAAGTATTCCCGCATCCAGCTATGTAGAACTATTTGAATCAAACGATGCACAAGAATTAAAAATGAAACTACAAGATAAAATAGATCGCCAATTGGAAGAAATTGGTCAGTACGAATATGAAGGAACATATGAAGAACAATTACCAGAAGATGATGAAGATCCTAACCAGATCTATGAAGTCGATATTACCACCGAAGAAACAAAAACCAGCAGAATGGGTAGAGAATAATCTAGTATTTCCAGATGGTGAATTACAAGGGCAAAGAGTAAAATTATTCGAATTCCAAAAATCAGCCATTAACGATATCGTAAATCCTAGAGTACGTAAGATTGTATTAATGAGTAGTGCACAACTCCTAAAAACTACAGTATTGCAAAACTCAATGTACTACTTCATGGCTAACGATCCAAGTAACCAAATATTCGCAGGTGCAACAGCAGGAACCACAAGTAAATTCCGTAGTGGTAAATGGCAATCAGTAATTGAAGCATGTCCGGTACTAAAGAACCTTGTCAGTAATAAGAACGATAAGAATTTTACTAACAATGATAAAACACAACAGAACTTAGATGGAACATTCACATACTTCCTTACATTAGGTAGTAGTGCACAGCTACGTGGTTTAACAGCCCCTAGAGTATTCCTAGACGAAGTTAGTAACGTTGATGCAGAAGGGGATGAAGGTAATCCACTTAAACTAGCAGAGCAGCGTACAAAGGCATTTAGTACACCCCTGATTATGGTATGTAGTACACCACTAGATGAAAATGATCTAATCACTCAACAGTACGAACAAAGTAATAAACAAAAATTTCACGTTCCATGCCCACATTGTGATCATGAACATGAATTAGTTTTCGAAAACGTTAAATTCGAATGGAAAATAATAGATGGCGGTCGCCGTCGCATCCCAGACGCAGACACGGCAGAATTACAATGTCCCAAGTGCAACAATGTTATTTCAGAAGCACAACGTGTACGCATGATCAAAAAAGGTCATTGGGTAGTAACAGCACCAGAAGTTACCGATATCATGGGATATCACATATCACGTTTGTACTCCCCAATCAACTCTATTAAATCCATAGTACAAGATTTTGCCGAAGCACATTATACCTTCGATCTCGCGTCATTCACCAATAATGTTTTGGGCTTGCCTTGGGTAGATAAGGAAAATACCGATCACGATTTGGTACTACTTGAAAATTTACGTGATAGTTCAATAGACATTGATAATATCCCCGAAGATGTACTTGGAATTTTATTTGGCGTCGATCAGCAGCTTTCAAGGTTGGAGGTAACTACACTTGGAGTAAGTGAAAAGAACTTATACGTATTAGACCACCGCAGCATACATAGTATTGACTGTACGAAGATTGAAGCCCCCGCATGGAATAAACTTACAGCATTTGCACAAAGCGACTTTAAAACAGTATCGGGTAAACCCTTAAAAGTCCTAGCAGGTTTTATAGACTCCAGTAACGGTAACGCTACCAGTACAGTTTACCGCTATTGTGGATCATCTCAGATATTCAGACCTATCAAGGGTGCAGCCAGTGCAACTACCCCGCTATTCAAACAGAGTACCGCAGGTGGTCACACACTAATTAACCTTAACGTTAACTTAGGTAAAAGTAACATACGCCAATTACTAAACAGGGCAGTATCTGATAATGAAAATACTAAGGAACAACAACTACATTTCAGTCATTCACTACCCGATGACTATATGATTCAAGTTACATCAGAAAAGAGAATCATTAAAGCAGGTAGTTGGGTATGGGTTAAGAAAATTAGTTCAGTACGAAATGAAGCTCTAGACTGCCTTAACTACTCTTTGATTTGCTTCCAGTGGTATCTATCTAAATTAGGTTCACAGCCATATAGACAACTACGTGAATTCAACGCAAAACAAAAAGAGAAAACTATAAATAAACAAGTAAATAATGAATCACCAACACCACAGCGTAGAACAGTACGCCCACGTAGAGGGGGTGGATTCTTTAAATAAGGAAATAAAAAATGGCAGTTGTTCGCAAGGTAAATCTAAAAGGTGATATCTTCAAAGGTGAAACAATTACATTCGATTATCCATCCGGTACTGATATCGATATTATCAAACCTGATGGTACTAAAACTTCATACACATACCCATTCCCAGACATTGATACTAATGCCTGGGATGCGGGTATATACACTGCAATTATTAGCAGTCCTAAAGTATATGGTGTTCAGCAATTCGAATTAATTGATCCAAAAGCAAAGGTATCCGAATACCAAGACTTACTACAGATCATCAAAGATATTGATCAAATCACAATCGACCGTATCAAAGGTGGTGGTGTACTAAGTCAATCAATACAAAATAAAGCACTAACATTTGAAAGTGCAGAAGTATTAATGAAACTACGTTCAATCTATGTATCACGTGCTAACTCCTTAATCGCAGATATGAAAGGTCTAAATACTGGTAGCCCGATTAAATCAATAACTACATTCAGGAGATAAACATGTTTGGATGGGGAAAAAACAAAGGGGATATTATCCCACAAAAGAAAACAGTACATAAAAAACCACTAATGAAAAACAATCCAATGAAGCGATCTATTCAATCTTCATTGGCACAGGGTGCACAATCACCAGTTATCTCATTTGGTTTTAGTGCTGGCAATCAGGCAGGTAACATCAACGCAATTATCAACCGTACACTACCCGTAATGGTAGCAGTAAGCCGTGAATTAAGTATTAAGAATGGTATTGTTAAAAAGTATATTGCTACTAACTCTAGCGGTGTTACTGGTGCAGATGGTCTATATATTCGACCTACTACACATACTACTGATAATGATGATCAAAACATCGCAATTAACAAACTACTTGAAAATGCTTTCTATGATTGGGCCGAAGATCCTCGTGCCTTTTCACGTTGCGGCACTCTGGATATTAGTACATTCCAAAGGCTAGTAGAACGTACACGTAGTATTGATGGCAGTTGTTTTGTTCGCGTTCACCAAGTTAAGAATGGTTTACCACAAGTAGAAATTATCGACTCTATGCGTATTAGCACATATGAAAACCAACTTCTACCATCGGGTAACTATATTTCAAACGGTATTGAATTCGATCCTAGTAATCGACCTGTAGCGTACTGGATTACTAAATACAATCCTATTATGTACAACTACACAATCGGAGATCGTGAACGTGTTCCAGCCGAAGAAATTCTACATCTATTCCAGCAGGACTACCCAACACAACAACGTGGTATTCCCGATGTACACGCAGGAACTGATAAACTAAAAGAACTAGAAGAATTCATGTCAGCGGCTATTACTTCCCGTAAAGTAGCAGCGTCAGCAATGGCCTTTATTACTAATCCAGATTCAGATGATATTGATCTAATCTCTAGTGATGAAGTTTCATATTATGAGCAAGACTTTTTAAATCCCGCAGCCATTGTAGAACTACAAGCAGGGCAGGATATTAAGACAGTAAACCCAACACAGACTACCGATGGTATTAATGAATTCGTAGATAAGCAACTAATGCTAATTTCTATGGGCTTAGATATTACTACACAAGCACTAACTGGTGATACTAGTAATGCTTCATTCAGTGCTAGTAAGTTAATCGATAAGATTCAACAATCAACATTTAAAACCCGTACAAATGCGTTAATCGTTTCTGTACTAAAACCACTTTATAAAGAATGGCTAAAATCTGCAATGCTAAATAACAGTACATTAAGTGATTTAAGTTTCAGTGATTTTAATAAACTCACGGAAGCACAATATGTACCAACGCGTCAAATCTCCCTAGATCCATATAAAGATTTACAAACTGAAGTATTGGCAATTGAAAACGGATTAAAGAGTAAAGCAATGGTTATTGCAGCTATGGGTTATGACCCATCAGTAGTAATGGAAGAAATTGAAAAGGAAAAAAAGGAAAATGGAATTAACCCAGATTCAACAACAGAGGGCGATCAACCTAACACAGATCAGTAATGCTATTAATGAGCAAGCCCGTACTGTAGAACTTTCTTTCGCATCAGAAACCCCCGTAACACGTGAAATTAATGGATCTCTATACAATGAGATCCTTCTATGTAATTCAGATAACGTAGATCTATCTCGTTTAAATGACGGTGCACCTGTACTAGTAGAACATGATTCTATGCGTCAGGTAGGCATTGTAGAAAATGCACGTGTTGATATGGATAAAGTATGTCGTGCGACAGTACGTTTTAGTGCACTTGGAAGTGCATCAACAATCTTTGGAATGATCATTGAAGGTATCAGACCAAAAATTAGTGTCGGTTATAACATCCGAGATTACTACTTCGAAGGTAATAACTTAATTGTTACCCGTTGGGAACCTTACGAAATTAGTAGTGTGTCAACTCCAGCAGATAACGGTGTAGGTATTGGTCGATCACTAAATAGTAATGATGAAATCAAACTAGAGGATCAACCGATCATGGAAGAACAAAAACAAGAAGAACTAGTACAGGAAGAAGTACAAACCGAAGTTGAAGCAGAGGTAGTAGAAGAATCCGTAGTAGTTGGTGCAGTAGCCGAAGATATTCAAGAAGTAGAAGTACAACTAGAAGTTGAAGAAGATGCAGAACGTTCACTAGATATTAATTCTATCGTAGACGCTGTGAAAGAATCACTAAATAAAGATGTAGAAGATAAGCGTGTACGTGAACTTCAATCTATTTCGGATGTGTTAGGGATTAATACTGACGAAGCAATTAATAACGGTGTAAGCGTAGAAGATTTTAAACGCTCACTAAATAAAGAAAACCAATCAATTGATAAGGAAATCAAAATGGAAAATAAAAACATTATCACCGAAGGTCTACGTAGTCTAAAAGGTGAATCCAACGAACTAGAAAACTTCGAACGTGGTACACGTGGTTATTCTCTAGATATGAACGCTATGGTACGTTCTACCGCAGATACTACATCTACTGTTACCGCAGCAGGTCTAGTAAAAGAACAACTAGCCGATTCTTATATTCGTGATCTACTTGCCCGTACTGTACTAGGTCAACTACCAGTTCAGGTATTTGGTGGTCTAGCAGGTCTAGGTAATCTAAGTATTCCAGTAGCTAAAGGCATGTCTCCAGTTGCTAAATTCTACGCAGAAGATGAAAGCGTCGTTGATGGATTTGAAACATTCGACAAAATCACCCTAAAGCCAGCAATGTTTGCAGCAGGTATCAAAATTACTAAAGCAATGCTACTAAGCAACGCAGCAACCGAACGTTATGTTACTGATGAATTACTACGTCATTGTTCTAATGGTCTAGAAAAAGAAGTATTCACCAAACTACAAACCGAAGTTCCAGTAGTTACTACCGCAGCAGTAGGTGTAGTAGATGTAGGTGATATTCAATCTGCAATCGAGAAACTAGGTACTGCAAACGTTGATGTTAATCGTTGTGTCGCCGTGTTACACCCATCGATGTTAGCTAAGCTCCGTCAAACAGCAATTCTAAATAACACCGCAGGTTTAGCAGCCGTTGCAGGTCATCGTTATGACATGTGGCTAAATGACGAAGTACGAGTAATTGAATCTACTTTCGTAGCACCTGATGCAATTCTAATTGGTGACTTCTCCGCACTAGTATTCGCTAACTGGAATGACGGACAAGAATTGGATTTTGACGATACTACTTATCGTGCAGCACAAACTATTGCAATCCGTTCTTTCCAGTACCTAGCAACCGCTATTACTCATGAAGAAATGTTTGTACAAATCAAACTAAAAGCATAAGGAAAAACCTATGAGGCATTTTACAAGTAATCAAATTGATTCTACTTTCTTAAATGCCTTTGGTGAACCTATCTATATTAATGGGACGGAATTTACAGGAATAGTAGATTGCCGTCCCATTGTCATTGATAGCGGAACAGAAGGACTAATAGAAAGTGTAGAAACTTTTATTTCAGTTAAATCAGAAGATGTAATTACACATAGTATTGCCATTGATTCGGTACTAAGTATCAACGGAAAACTATATACAGTTTATAACATTTATAATGATCTAAGTGGTATCAGTGAAGTATATGTACGAGATTTAAAAGAAAACAACTTTGGGGAGTATTATTAATGCTTACGAAACTAACAGAGATTTTAACTAGAAGCCTTAATAGTATTCAACAGATTAAAAAGGCAATGAAGATTGGAACTGGTAAAAATTTATTTGCACTAGTATCAACTACCCAAACTTATGATCTAGTAAATTTCGGAACTAATCGGCAACGCGGTACATTCATTTTTGAATTCATTCTATCGGCAGATCCTGCTAATACAGTACAGCTATCTTCTAGTACATATGGTGAAATAATGGATCATTTCATTTCATCTACACTACTAGAGTTTTCACCAAATGGTATTACATTACTTTCCTATGAATTCGGAGATAGTGAACTAGTAACCGATCCAACTACAGGCCGTCAATCGTTATCGTTTTCTATAAATATTGTAGCGACGAAGAAACAATAAGGATTAAACGATGGCTAATATATACACAGGGAACGGACTACAGATTTTTTATAATGAAGATATTGCAAACCGTCTACCACAAAACGCAGGTAATGAAAAAATTAATGAAATTGCGGCAATGCCAACCTTGCGTATTGCCTCCGCAATTTCCCCAATTGAAACTTATAATAGTGAGTTCTCAGAAAAACTACCAAGTGAACAGGATGTAGCACCAATTGAAATTACGGTTAATTATATTCCAGATGATTACACCCATACATTTCTAGATAGTGCTACTGAATCACAAGAAGAATTTCAGTTGATTATGGTACGCCGTCATTCCGAAGGAACACTAGATTATTCCCTAATGAATGGGCGTATTGCCTCCGCTTCATTAAGTGGTGATAAAGATTCAGTAGTACAGAAAACGTATTCATTCGTTACTTCTGAAATGATTGTACGCGATGCTACAGCACTAGCCAGTGTAGAACTATATGAAGGTTCTTATGGTGTCGGTAGTAATGGTGTAGACGTACCACAATATGAACCAATTACACCAACTGGTAACAGTTTCATTAAGGTTCCAGCAACCCAAGATAGCAACCCATTGGGCGTAGATATGATGGGTGTAGGTCTAATTGATGGAAATACTTTTAGTTCCATCGCAATGACCAAAACCGGAAACCTAGCAATTTATGCAAAGAATGCCACTAACGCATGGCAACGCATACTAACTAGTAATCTAGGTGATTCAAAGTATGTAGCACTAACTGGTGATCAATCTATTGATGGTGTTAAAACCTTTATTAAGGGAATCTATGTAGACTCACTAACAGCCAATAATGGTATTAGTGGTAAATCACTAGCAGTAACCGAAGGGATCACGGCAGATAATATCACCGTCACTACTTCTACATTAGGTGTAGCAAGTGCAGATTCACTAACTCTAGGTCAACCATTGAGTGTTGCTAATGGCGGTACTGGTGCTAAGACTCCAGCAGATGCACGTACAGCACTAGGTGTAAACGCCGCAGGTACATTTGATGTTGTTCCCGTACTGAATGGCGGTACAGGAGCTACTACAGCAATTCAAGCCCGTATTAATCTAGGTATTGGATCTACGGCAGGTTTTGAAGTTCTCCCCGTTGAGAATGGCGGTACTGGTGCAGTAACAGCACTAGGTGCACGTACTAACTTAGATGTTTATTCAAAAGCAGAAAGTGATGGTAAGTATCTAGATAAATCTAAAAACTTGTCTGATTTAACTAATGCGTCAGCAGCACGTACTAACATAAATGTTTATTCTAAAGTTGAAACCGATGGTAAGTATCTAGATAAATCTAAAAACTTGTCTGATGTTGTGAATATTGGTACTGCAAAAATTAATCTACAGGTTGATCGTCTACAACAAATTAATAACTCAACATTACTAACATCCCAAGATACAAACCAACGTTTAATTCTACGTGATGATAAAGTATGGGGTTATTTCGACGCAACTGGTAATAGGTGGAATGCACTAGGAGTTACACAGGGCGGTACAGGTGCAAGCACACCAGCCGACGCTAGAACTAATCTACAGATTGATAGATTCATTCAGTTTGATAATACTGCAACACACATATATGCAGACGCAGCAAAAAACCTAAGACTTACTATTGCAGCTTTTAGTGATACTACCGGATCGTGGGGTGTGTATAACAATAAATCCGCTATTTGGATGCCATTGGGAATTGCACAGGGCGGTACTGGTGCAACCAGTGTTAACGGTGCAAGAATTAACCTACAATTAGATCGTTTAGCTCAAGCAAGCGATGCTACGTCTATCCGTTCGGCAGATCCTGCATTCTATTTCTATGTAAATGATACAAGGGAATGGGGTGCGTATGACAGCACAACCCGTAGATTCGTTGCATTGCCTGTAAACCGTGGCGGTACTGGTGCACTAGATGCAGCAGGTGCAAGAACTAATCTACAAGTAGATCGTTTAGTACAATCAGGTGGTAGTACAATATTATATACTCCATCACGTGATGTAGCATTAACACTACAGGATAGTTTATGGGGTGTATATAAAGCTGGAACCAATGACACTATTCCATTGGGTATATACAGTGGCGGTACTGGTGCTACTACAGCAGCAGGTGCAAGAACTAATCTAGGTTTAGATACCTATTCTTCTGGTGGAACACAAACTATTGTTCAATCACCAAATAAAGAAATGTATCTATATATTAATGATAATGGTTCGTGGGGTGGATATTCAAGCCGCTCAGGTGTAGGTGCGTTAACACTCGGTGTAGGTAATGGCGGTACTGGCGGTAAAAATCCAGCAGACGCAGCAAAAAACCTTAATACGCTATATATGGGAACAGAAGTCGGTGGTAGTGGTTTTAACTATAACGATTTAAATGGTAATGCAGGTGCAGCGGGTGTTATACGTGCCGTTAACAACGCGGGATTAGCAACGAACGCCCCTACAAGCTACCGCCGAAACGCACAGCTTTATGGCTATGGTGGTTTAACAACTACATCATATAATGCAATCGATGGTATTACATCACAAATGTATATTTCACACCGTGGTCAACTTGCCTATCGTATGAAATGGGGTGGTGGATACGTGGATTCGTGGAGTACATCACTAGATAACTCTAACACTACAATTGATGCTAATGGATTTATTAAAGCAGCAAGCCCAATTGTAAAAGTATTTGCAGATGGTACAAGTGAATTAAATAGTGAATCCGAAGGTGTAGTAACTAAGCGTGTTGAAATGGGTGTATATGAAGTATTCGGTACTAAAGGATTAAATCAAGATGGGTGGACTATTGAGATCCCACAGGATGTTAACGGTAATCGCCTATGTTTTGTTGAAACATCATATGATGAAGAAAACGAAGTATTAACCCTAAAAACCTTTACCCGTAAATTCGATATTAACACGGCAATGGTAATTGCAGGTGAACCGATGGAAATCCCATCCGGCAGATGGATTGATCTACGCGTAGAGATGCCAGAAGATTCAATCTATAATCTTCGCTTCCCAGAACCACAAGACGAACAAAATAAATAAATACAACGTGGGTAGAAGGACTACCCACAAACTAACTTATATAAGGATATAAAATAATGGCTATGGATATTTTCAGCGGCAGTAATTTGCGTGTTTCAGTAGGTTCTAGTGCAGGTAGCACTATCGCAACTGATTTCGTAGAAGTTCCAGAAGTGGCATCTTTCACTACTTCCGGTTTTGAATCAGTAGTAATTGACGTTGTAACTTTTAACAGTGCATACAACCGTAAGCTACTTGGTACTAAATCAATTCCAGATATTGAACTAATGGTTAACTATCTACCAGATTCAGCAGTACACCAGAAATTGGAACAACTAGCAGACGAACAAAAACGCTGCCAGATTAAACTAGAATACTTTACTGATGCTTCGATGAAAGAAGGCTTTTTTGTAATTTATACTTGTTTCGTTGCCAGCACTACTATCGATGGGGACAAGGACGCCGTACTAACGAAAGCATTCACCCTTGCCGTGGATGGTGCAGCAATTGATTCAGGTCTAGTAGAACTACCTCTACCATAATAAATAAAGGTGATGGCAAAATGTCGTCACCTTTTTTATTGGAGAAACACATGAATATTGAAAACCTAAAGAACAAATTAAAACCAAAACTAGTACCATTCGAGATTGAAGGGGAAACCGTATATATTCACCGTCCTACCGCACGTGACATTGCAAAGTGTGACACTGTAGAACGTACTATTATGTACTGTACTAAAGATGAAAATGGTGATCCTATCTTTGCTGATAGTGACATTGACGGACGTATTAATGTTACGGCTATTGACTTCATTTATCAAAAACAACTTTATGATGCAATTCTAGCTATGGCTACGGAAGCAGATAAAGTAGATGAAATGGAAAAAAAGTAATTGAGTCACCAGAACTACGCTACTACCTAAAAATGATCAACAAACGGGGGTTAAGCCCCCAAGAATTTGAAGATTTAGATCCTGATTTATTTGAAGCATTACTAATTTATGATCAATTCATTGAACCATCAGGGGCTAAAATGGATATGTTATTTTATACACATCTTTGCCATACCATGACAATGAATACACCAGGAATGACTAAAGAGATCGCAAGGAAAATCAAATCAAAAGATTTCGACTTTTTAGGGATACTGGATGACCGAGAAACAAGAAAAGAGCGTATAGAACGCATTACTAAAGACCGTCAAACAGCGGAGTTAAATAAAATTGGTGATGCTATAAAGGCACAAGTTGCCCAAATGAAAGGAAAAGGAAATGGCAAAAAATGAAAAAATAAAAGTAGAGATAGTTGGTGATAGTACAGGACTAGAAAAGAGTTTAAATTCCGCAGAAAAGAAACTAACTACATTCGGTAAAAATGTGGGCGGTGGTTTAGGTGGAATGTCTCAAAACTTGGGCGGTGCTTTCGGTACTATCTCTACTGGTCTTACGGGTATTGCAACTGGTGCAGGTATTGCAGTTAGTGCTATTGGTGGACTCGCATTAAAGACTAATGCACTAGTAAAAGAACTAAATCAGTTGTCCTCCCAATCAGGTTTATCCGTATCATACTTACAGAAACTAGATAAAACATTCCGTGATACTGGTCTAGGCATGGAAAAACTAGTAGATATCAATACTGATGTAATGGATAAAATGGGCGATGCCGTAGTATCCGGTGGTGGTGAATTCGCTAGTGTAATTAAAGATATGGGCTTTAATATTCAGGAGTATTCACAATTCCTTAATCAACCTGATGGGGGTATTAAAGCTACACTACACCTAATGGACGCTATGAAACGTGCGGGTGTATCGGCAGCAGAGCAGAAATTCGCACTAGAGGCTATTGCTAGTGACGCATCACGCTTAGGATCTGTATATAACGATCTAGGAAGTAAACAGGAAGTATTGAATGCAATCTCTAATCAGTCAGTAGCAGTTACTGATGAACTAGCTAGAGAATATAAAAAGTTTGATAATAACCTAGCCGACCTAAACAATACAGGACAGGAATTTTTATATGAATTCATGCACCCCGTAATTTGAGAATTTAATGATCTATGGGATTGGTTTAATAAAGGATGGGGTGATAGTGATTTTATGAAGGCAGTCGAAGAACTGAATTTTAAAGGTGTATCCCCTTCCGGTATGAGTACAGGCCAGTTAAATTCACTAGGTAAAAATAGTAATGTATCGGCAGCAGCTAAAGCTAATGATCAATCGGTAATTGATGAAACTACTAAACGTTTTTTAGAATCAAATAAAGAACAGGGCGATGCCGCATTTAAACGTATGACCGATCAAATGCAAAAGTTCGAAAAGGTAGAAAAGGATTCACGCGATAAACTACAGAAGGAACGGGACGCAGCAGCAGCACGTCAGCGTATAGCAGATAAGAAAGCAGCACAGGAACGTATTAACGCACAGAAAACTTTAGATGCAGCCATTACAGAAATGGTAGTCGGTACTAATGAACGTCAATTAGCAATCTTTGACCGTCAACAAAAAGAACTAGTACAGAAGATTAAAGACAGTGCCAAAACACTAGGATTATCTCAGGGTGATCTAAACAGTTTACTACTACAGCAACAATTATCATCAGCAGCTACCCGTACTGATATGATTAATCAAATGATTGGTTATCAAGATCCCAACCAACAGATGAAAAACAATATCGGACTTCTACAGTCTGGTGCTTTGAACCAGGATCAAAAGGGATATCTAGCAGATCAACAGGCTAGTAGTATCGGTAGTGTTCCAAATACTGATAGAGCATTAGCCCGTAATGACGAAGAACTAAATCTAGCACTACAGCAGAATGATCTACTACTCAAAGGGCATGAAGAATACGAGAAACGTAAAAGTGAAATTACGGCGTACTATGCAGAACGTGCCGTACAGATCCAGAATCAAGAATCTATGCAGCTATTACAGGGCATGGAAAATTCATTCGGTCAAATAGGTCAAGGTATGGCGGCGGCATTCGGTGAATCATCCGGGGCGGCAGAAGCAGCATTTGCTATTCAGAAAGGTCTAAGTATTTCTATGACTATTATGAAAATACAGGAAGCATTAGCAGGTGCACTTGCTACACCGTGGCCTATGAACATAGCAAACTATGCACAGATTGCAGCTATGGGTATGAGTATTATCGGTACTGCTAGGGGGGCTTCATCTGGTCAATTCCACGGTGGTGTAGATGAATTACCATCTGCCTATGATAATAAATCATTCCTACTAAAAGCGGGTGAACGTGTAGTACAACCAGAAGCTAATAAACAGTTAACTGCATTCTTGGAAGAACAAAAGAATTCATCTGGTAATTATTCCGGTACTGGTGAAGGGATTACAATCTATTCCCCACTAATCGTTAAAGGTAACGTAGATGATCCAGAAACTTGGAATAAGATGTTGCAGAAAAACCAGAATAACGTAGCTCAGGCAGTACGAAGCAGTCAGAAACGTAATACATAATGAAGGGGCTTAATGCCCCTTTCTTTATAAATACAGGAGAATTATTAGAAGGAATCTAAAATGAATTTTTCAAAAAATATTAAAGTGAATGGTGTAGCACTATCAAGTACAGTACCGCAATACTCACAAAGATCATGGACGGGTGAAGAACTACGCCGTAGTGTCGGCATTCAATACTACACAATGAAATTTACACTAACCTTTGAAATGAAGGATCGCCACGAAGTGCAATCCTTTATTGCACAATATCAACAGGGTAAAGCATTTACCTTTTCACTAGGTAGATTAGGTGAATATCAGGGAACAGAGCAGGGGGCTATTACAGTACGTGCAAAGGCATCAAAAGGTTCAATGCTTGTAACGGCATCCACTAATGCACTACGTGTAGGTGATATGGTTCAATTTACCAACCATAAAAAGCTATATCAAATCGTAGAAAAGAATGGCAATACTCTTACTATCTTCCCACAACTACGTGCAGATGTTAACGTAGACGAACCATTAAAATATAACAATCTAGAAATTGAACTATCACTAGATGTAGATCAATCATTTGATATGCCTATTCAGAGTGTCAGTACAGTACAGTTCAACGCAACGGAGGTATTACGTAATGGATGATTCTATTCTAACTAATCCCCAACTTATTAATTATTTGGAACTACTACGCGGTGAGAAGGTTACACGCCTTTCTGTAGCCGATGTAATGTCTATGGGCGTACATGTAACTATATTCGAAGTGTACCCACGTAAAAGTGATGCCATATACTGGAATGATGGATTCACCCAATTAGAATTAAATGGTGTTGTATACCAATCATTTCCCGATCTAGTACAGGACTCTTTACCTTCATTTAGTGAAGAAAAGGGTATTAGTAATGATTCAATTGATTTTACTATTTCCAACGTAGATAACGCCACACGTATCATGGCAATGTCCGGGCAATTGGATAAAGCACAATTGAATATTGGATTAATTATTTTAAACCCATATGACAGTACACCAATCTATCAACAAAGAATGTTTACCGGATTTATCGAAAACTTTCAATGTACTGTAAACCCCTTTAGTGAGATTAACGAAATGAAAGTAACAGTAAACTCAGTATATAAGCGTTTAGACCTAAGCCCGAAAACTCTAGCAGCTAATTCAGTATATCAAAGTTATTACCCCAATGACGCTATTATGTCTCTATTGGGACAGGTGAACAAGGAAGATCAAGTATGGCGTTACAAATAAATGAAATAGTACAGATATGCCAAGACGCACTATATACACCCTACGTTTACGGTACTAATGATTGTAACATTGTAGCAATTCGCATACTTGATAGTATTGCGGGTACAGATTGGGAATCTAAAGCCGATTATAACAGCCTACGTAGTGGTATTAAGAACCTAAATGATCTAGGTTTTGAGAGTACAGCAGATATTATCAAACAACATGCCGATGAAGTGAAATATACAATCGATGGTGATATTTGGTTAGATCCAACTAATCCCCATACCGTAGCTATTGTCATTTCTGGACGTTTATTAGGGGTAAATACAGAACATACAGAATTTAAATTAGTTCCAAAAAGAAAGGATGGGACTTATTACAGAATAAGGAATAATTAATTATGGGCGGCGGTGGCGGCATTGGTAAGTTTTTTGGGGCGATTTTAACAGCCGTTGTAGTTGCAGCGGCAGTATATTTTTCCGGTGGTACGGCAATGGCCGCTATCGGGTGGGGTGCGGCAGCGGGTGCAGTATCACTAGTAGCGACTAGTATGCTTTCACAGATTGGTGCACAGGGCTATGGGGATGTAACGGAAACATTGAACCGTTCTACATCCCCTGCTACTGGTCTACCTGTAATCTATGGTGGACAATACCCCCATAAAGACGACGCAAAACTAAACGGATCTTTCGTATTAACGGGTACTATTAATAACTGGTACGGTGTTAAAGATAACGATTCACAATATTTCTTTTCATCCCAAGTTGTAGCAATGGCGGGTGTACAGAAGAATATTGAACAAATATTTTTTGATAACGTGCCTGTACTGGCAGGACCGATCACTACTGATGGTATTGTAGCTAATGGTTTAATTGATGAAAGATTCAGACCTTACCTACAATTAGAAGTTAGATTTGGTGGAGACTATACAACCACTTCTACACTTGCTAAATCATATGCTGGTGATAAGTGGAAAGATAACTTTTACGGTAAAGGTGTAGTATCCATTTATGCAGTAATTAAAAAGACACAAACCAGTTTAGAAGAAAACATTTTAACTAATGACAACTTTACAATGAATGTGGAAATGAAAGGTCAGGAAATCTATGATTTTACATCTGGTACTACATTCGCTACTTCATGCCCCGTAAGCCAGATATATGACTATATGACCAATACCATTTACGGTATGGGGTTAGAACCTGCATTGTTTAATATTGAATCATTCCATGAAGTGGCGGCATATACTCAAAGTGTTGGGTACTATTCAAATGGTGCAATTTCATATCAAGATACTTTCAAAAAGAATATTGAAAACATACTACAAACATTCGGCGGGATTACTTATGTACATGGTGGGCAGATCTGCCTAACGGTAGATAGAAAAACTCTATCAGTACAATCATTCGATGAAAGTAATATGGTCGGTGATTTGAAGGTAATCACTTCCGGTAATCAGGACTACTACAACGTTCTAGATTGTCAGTTTACTAGTGTTAAGAACCAGTACAGTACAGATATAATCCGTATACCAAGTGATATTTCCACTGATGAAGTAATTCGGGGTGATGGTCAGGTAATCCCACTAAGCAGGGATTTTTCATGGATCTACTCAGAAAAGACAGTAACTACACTTGCAAACAGTGAACTACGCAAGGCACGTTTTGCACTTAAAACGGTACAATTCGCTACATCCGAAGCGTGGGATCTTAAAGTATGGGATTCAATTACAATCAAAAATACCGAATTAGGTATTAATGGTAAGTTTAAGGTATTAACTAAATCAATCGCAACGGATCAGGAAAATGTAGGTTATTGTCAAGTATCGGCAATTGAATACCCAGATGCAATATTCGATGGTGATGATTCAATGGTATTCCCTCCGGCGGGATCGATTAGTGGCGGTACTGGTAATATAACTACCGTAATTCCCCCATCTAACCTAGAGGTCACTAGAAAGGGTACAGTAACGACAGGCAACGTTGTTAACGTATCATGGACTGCATCACCAGATCCTAACCTACGCGGCTACTACGTGTACTACAAGCTCAGTACGGCTACACAGTGGACGTACGCGGGATCGGTATCATCACTTGCTACAGATTTTGATATCTATAGTCTAAGTGAAGATACAGAATATGACTTTGCGGTAGAGGCGTATAACATCCTAAACCGCCGCAGTGCAAAACTAACCCTAACAGGTATTAAGCCAGCATATAACTTTACGCTACCATCAGTAACTGGTGTTATTCTTTCAAACAGTACAGAATCAACATTCGTCACAGATTCGGGTGATTTTAATATTCGATGGGATAACCAAAAGAACCTACCCGTAAATGGTGGTGCATTTATTGACTATTTCCGGTACTACGTAATTAACGTATATAATGGTAATTCACTAGTGAAAACCTTCTATACACAAGAGAACTTCTTTAATTACACTCTAGCACTGAATGAAGCAAAGGTACGTAAACCTACCATTGGGATCATTGCACAGGGTTACAGTACGGGAACCTATTCACAGGAAGTTAAGATCACTGTAGAGAACAAACAGGCCAAACTAGCGACAGGTTTAACTATTGGTGGTGGATTCGGTAATCTATTTTGCTCATGGACTCCATCAACAGAACGGGATTATGCAGGATGTATCATTTCATTAACGTCAGCACTAACTACGCGTATATTCGTAAGTAACAAGCCAGAATTTGATAGCGTACCAAACATCACAGATGGTGATTATAAGGTTAAGATTGGATTCTTTGATATTTTCGGACAGGACAACGTACAGTACACCGCAGAGCAATCTATAAGTATTAACTCTAGATATCAATTCACAGAGCAGGACGCTGGCGAAATAAACAGTATTCTAGATTTGAATAATCGACTAGATGAAACACTAAAGAATGCAGTTAATGAAAGTAACGCATATACCAATACACAGGTTACAGTAATTCAGAATACGATTGATAATGAAATCAATGCTGCCATTACTGAAATGAATCAAACTATAGTAGATAACAATACGGCAACAACACAGCAAATTACACAATTGAAAAGTGAAGTAGATGGTAATATAGCCAGTGTTAACCAACAGATGGTTACTAAGGCCGATAAATCTACAGTAGATGCACAATATACACTTTCAGTTAATGCAGGTGGTACAGTAGCTGGCATGCGTTTAGTTGCCAGTGAAGGTACAAGTAATAACTCAGCAATTTACTTTGCAGCAGATAAATTCGTAATTTCCGGTTCTACAGTAGCAACGGTAGGAGGTACAGCCCCGTTCTCTATTGTTAATGGACGTACATATATAAAGACGGCATTAATCCAGGAAGGCTCTATAGGTTCAGCCCTAATTGGCGATGCAGCAATCACCAATGCCAAAATAGCAAACCTTTCAGTTAATACAGCTAAAATTGTAGATGGAAGTATTACTACTGCTAAAATTGGTAATGCTCAAATTGGTTCAGCACAGATTGCAAATACTATTCAATCTACTAACTACGTAGCTAATAGCACAGGCTGGCAAATTAACAAAAGCGGTACTATATATATTAACGGAAATACAGCGGGTCAAGGGCGTATGTCTATCGAACCAGATAGAATATCAGTATTTGACGCAAACGGCGTATTACGTGTACGTATGGGACGTTTATAATAATAAAGGGGGCTTAATGCCCCCTTTTTATTTGTGTTCTAAATTCTTTACCATATCATTCAAACGGTTAGGTGTTTGCCTATACCATAGTGAATCTTTGGCCTGATTAATTGCTTCCTTCCAATCTTGTTTTTGTAGTGCTGCAATCATCTTTTTGAATTTCTTAGTACCGGATAATCCCAACTGAAAAACCATAATGATCATAAAATCTTCCCAATCTTTAGGAAGGGTAAGACCTAGTGTCTGTACATCTTTTTTGGTTCGGTCAATGTCCCATGCCAATAGTAAATCGGCATCAATTGGGGTAATACCATCTTTGAACTTTTCACGCTCAGAATTGAGCACTAAATGACCGTATCCAATAGTGTCGTATCCTTCACTATCTTTATACATCCAAAACTTGCCTTGTTTATAGTATCCGCGTGTTTGCTGATATTCTTTAGTACCTTCATAATTAATTAAACGTTGTTTTAAATCCATCGGTAAATACTCCTATATAATAATAATTAATAAGGGTATTTATGGAAGAATGGCAGTATTCACCAGATTGGACGGAAAACGATTTATTAGATGGTAGTAGTGTTGGATTTGTATATGTATTTTACTTTCCAGAAACAGAACAAAAATACATCGGTGTAAAACAGATCTGGAAAGGGGTAAAGGATTCAACAAAACTAACTGGTATTGAAAAAGAAAACGGGTGGCGTGAATATAAAACTTCATCTAAGAAAGTACAAAAGATGATCGACTCAGGAATGGAATATACCCGTACTATTCTATGGGGATTTGAAACTATGACCGAAGCCAACTATGCAGAATCAATGTTAATAATGTTGCATTCACTGGATGATAACATTCTAAACATGGCAATGATGACTAAATGTAGAATTCCAACGGGTGATAGGAAAAGAAAAATGAAAGGTATCATACAAACTATAGAGGAATGGTTATGAAATTAAAAGTTACGGGGTTATCCAGTGCGAAGGGTTATCTCAATAAAGAGGGTAAACGGTTCGGTACTGAATTTCAGAATGAAGTAATTAGACGTTCTAGAGAATTATCACGTAAGATTCAGGCCGATATGTCAGCGGCAATTGATAAAGGTCCAGTACCTTTTACCAATAATGCAATCTTATTCTTCTATAAGAAAAATACTACTAGCGTTACCTGTACTATTATGGTTAAGGACGTACAGGCAGAATACCTATATGATATTATTGTTAAGCCAACTTTCATTAAGAAATTCATCCCCACTAGCCAAGCCCGTTTAACCAAACAGGGTAATATATCCCAATTAAAAAGCGGTTTGGCAAAAGGTAAATATAATACGGTAGTACAAAACGGTAAGAAATATCTCATAGATACTACTAAACGAGATACAAAAGAAAAGACTAAGAGAATAATCGGTGTACGCGAGAATAAGCGGCGTAAGTTAGTATACGACTTCTATAATGAAGCCGAAAAAGGAACTATTGCAATTATAAGCGGCATCAGAGGACACTTTAAAATTAAAAAAGGATGAGTAATGGACTTTGAAGATCATTTCAACACTGATACACCGTACATAACATTGGATGGACTTACACCAATGGCAAATAGTAAACCGATCCCCAATTATTTTGTTAATAAGAAAATAAGTAAGGTACTGAAAAAGAGCAACTACGATACATCACAGCATATGAATGTAATCTATGAGCGTAAACAGCCAATTAAAACGGGTACTGTACTACGTTGGGAACTACACGGCGTAGGCTTTGATGTATACGTAGCTGGCTATAGTGAACTATTTGTTAAGGGTATGAGAGTACATGCTTACTGCGTAGGTATTATAGAATGATTACGGTAATTGTAGAACTAATCAAATCTGGATTATCTTTTTTCCAGAATAAAAACGAAAAAGAAAAAACTAAAGAGACACTACAGATTGAAGAAACCAACGAAACCAACCGCGAAGAAATCAAGAAAGGTTTTAATGGTCGTAACTTTATGTTTTATGTGTTGGGATCAATCATCGCATGGAACTACATTCTAGTACCTCTATTAGATGCCTTTGGTATTGTGCTTTTTTCCCTCCCATTGGGTGAGATCTTTGCACTACTACAGTTAATGTTAGGGGGGATGTAATGGCATACGGTTTTCAAGTACAACGTAATGGTATTATGATGAATGCCGTTACCAACCCAACTAACGTACTAGCAGTTATTACCAATGGTAGCGGTACAGTGTCATATCCGGCGATGGCTGGATGGGTCTTAGAAGCATGGCCTACGGAGATCCTAATCAATGGTGATCGTGGACTCAGTACAGCAACAGTAAACGGATGGACGGTTACATACTCTAATGTGTCAGCCCTACGCCCACTAATTATAACAATCAGGGGTGTATAATGGCATATGGTGGACTGATATCAGATAGTAATGGTAGGAACTGGATAACACCAGAAGCGGCTCCATTAAATCTAGTAAACCGTTTTCAATGGACTTTACCCGCATCAGGACAATTAAACGCATTTATTAATACTGGTATCAATCAGAATCAAACGTGTGTAATTTTCACAAAACAGATCAATGGTAATCAAACGTTCAACGGTAGAATGATTAAACAGGGTGGTACATGGCAGTATGATGTACTAAGTGCGGGGACGGGTGGATTTGCCAACCCTACCGCATCAACTTTCATGGTATATGTATTCGCTAACATTGTACCCACTCCCGAATATTGGGGAATGGCAGTATACAATGCACAGGGTCAATTAACATGGAATGGTACAATGATACCGCTAGAAATGAAACGCTATAATATCCCTCTAACAGAACGCCCAATAACTATATCACATGGATGTGCTGTAATGCCTGGTGCTAGCCAGTGGGCATTAATTTTAGAGGAAGAAGGTAGCTATTACTACTCAAGTAGTTTTAATGCACGTGGTAATTTAATCGAACGTGCATCAACCCAAGTGGAAGATGGCGTATATGGAAACGAGAATGAAGGGGTTATAAACCGTACATGTTATTACATAAACACAGACGTGTACGATACATTTTAATATAAGGATAAAAATAATGGACTATATAGCGATAGGGGGTCTAATTATTGCTGGCCTTACAATAGTGATTCGATTATTCACTTCTCATCGAAAAGGAATTGTAGATGCAGAACGTAGAATAGGAGAAATTGAAAGTAAACTTGCGGTATTAGAAACACGTACTACAAATACCGAACGGGACGTAGACGATCTATATGAAGTTGTAAGGGAACTTTCAGAAATAAAAAGTGATATTTCCGAAATCAAAGGAATGTTAAAATCTAAATGAAGCCCCTTATGGGGCTTTATCTATTCTTGTGGTTATGACTATTTGGCTATTTGTCTCTCTAAACGTAGAGGTGCTTTTTATATTTGACATGTGCCGAGTTGTTTTATTTTTAAAAGTTTTATAATCCCAAATGATGAATGCAATCCCTAGAACAATTACTATGGAATATACTAAGGTATCTGGGAATTTAAACTTATCATTTACATAAAATGATGTTATGGATGCACTTATACCAACAGCCACACTAAACACACCAATAAGATCAATTTCCCTTTCTAGGAACTGGTTTATCTTAGTTTTTACACAATAAGTAGCCGCAATGAATGTCAAGATCAAAGATTGTGCACTAACCCAAAGTGAATAATCAGTATCTGGGCATAGATAAATCAACGCAATATTAGTGGCTATAGATAATAATGTAATGACTATAACTACTGCTAATAGTTTGAAGGTTTTCAT